CAAAAGAAGACTCTAATGTCATTAAAGCAAAACTTTCTGATATTCCTGATCGTAATTGGGATGCCTTAATTGAGTCGTGCAAACAACGTCGAGATGAATATGAGGCACAGCGAGCGTCACTTGAGACAAAAATCGCATCACTTCGTAGTCATCTAGAAGAAATTAAAATACAGCATGCGACTAGCGATAATAAAAACGTTGTCACACAGACAGATCTTGAGAATCAAGAGAAGCTAATTGAGGGACTTGTTCTTTCAATTGCAGGTCAAGAAAAGATGATCACCGAAACTCAAGATCAGATCAATAAGCTTAACGACAAAATTAATACGATCACAAACATGAAGAGTGAGTTTCCAATTAAAGACTTGCGTGATCGTCTTGCAGCTCAGCAAGATCTAGAGCGAACAATTGTTTCACTTAGTCACTCTCACGAGAGCGAAAAGCAGAAGCTCAAGACAATTGAGAAGTCTATTAAGCTGCTAGATGAAGTTCCATGCGGAGATAATTTTCCAACATGCAAATTTATCAAAGACTCGCACAAAAACAAGAAGTCTTTGCCCGATCAGATTCGACATGTCGATGAAACGCTAGATAGGCTCAAGGCAGCTAAAAAGTCATTGACAGTTTTGCAGTCAGAAGATTTGGCTTCTCGCTTGGAGAAATATGATGAAATTCTCAAGAAAGAGACAGATATGCACATCAAGCTGGGCCGTCTCAATCTTGACTTGCAGACATTTACCCAGCAAATTCGCTCTATGCATAATGTGCTTGAAGAGTCTCAAAGAAAACTCTCAACTATGAGACTTAATGTTGCGACAGAAGAAGCAGCAGAGAAAATTTCTAATGTTCGTCGTGAAATTCAGCGTCTCACTGATGAAATGAACGCTCACGATGCACAGAGGCTCAAGATCTCTGAGCAGATTGGCCAAAATGAATCAGATATTTTAAGGTATGAGGCAGAAAGAATTAAGTACAGCGATCTCATTGTGCAGTGGCGCGCATACGAACTTTTTATTGAGGCTGTTTCTCATCGTGGTATTCCGCTAAAGATCATGTCTGCTCAATTGCCTGTCATCAACATGGAGATTTCGAAGATCCTCCAGGGAGTTGTAGGTTTTACTGTTGAGTTAGAATCGATGCCGGGCACCAATGACATGGAAATTTATATCAATTACGGTGATTCTCGTCGCGTCATTGAATGCGGATCCGGCATGGAAAAAATGATGGCTTCTTTAGCCATTCGGGTCGCACTTATTAGTATTTCTTCGCTTCCACGTGCTGATCTTTTGGTTATCGACGAGGGATTTGGTGCGCTAGATGAGACAAATGTGGAGGCGTGCAATAGACTTCTTGCTTCATTTAAGAAGTGGTTTCGTAACATTCTAGTGATTTCACACGTCGATGCTGTAAAAGATGCTGTAGACAACGTTTTAGATATTACGCATCACAATATGGATTCTAAGATTGTCTATGAAAAGAGTGCTTAAAGTCTTAAAGAGGAGTCTTAAATTTGAATTTTGATGATGTAATACCTTTAGATTGTCCTGTTTGCCTATTGTGCATTCGTGATGCTGATGATGCAAATTCTTATCGCCTTTTTTCATGCTGCGCTGACTGCAGAATGCAGTGGGCGGAACCCAATTCTGATAAGTGGTCTAGCGGCTGGCGTCCTTCTGCAGAACAACTCAATTATTATCGACACAAACTTAGTCAACGTCCTACATATTTAATGAGCAGTAATTTTAGGAGCTAAAAATGCAAAGCGATTTAGAGGTTTTAAGCACATTACTTAATACTACTTTCGGCAAATCTTCTTCAAATAGTGGAACTAGATCTATCACAGCATCTTTCGGAGGAATTGATGGATCAAACATATTACACCTTAGATTCCAGACAATTTTTCATTTTACTGCAGCCGATAGACATCGCCAGCAACACACAATAAGAGAACAGACAAATAGAGCTACAGATGAGGCAGCTCAACTTGTCAATGAAAAAGTTAAGGCACTCAAGGCTCTTTTTAAAGAAGTTACAGGCAAAAATCTCAAAATCAAAGAGATTGAGTGCAGCGATAACGTTGAGTTTCTTCCAAGCACAATGCAGGCACAACGCAAAACAGCGTATTACAGGAAAACATATAAATTCAGCATTCTAAGCTGACATGTCTGTGTCATATGACTATCATCGCAAAGCATGCACAAGTTTCAGAAATAATACGCTGCGGCAAAGATCCGGCGTATTTTATGAACAAGTATCTGAAAATTCAGCATCCCACGAGAGGTCTCATACCTTTTAAGACGTACAAGTTTCAAGATGATTGTGTTCAGAGCTTTAATGACCATCGCTTCAATATTATTTTAAAGTCTAGACAGCTAGGACTCTCTACGCTTGTTGCAGCATATGCAGTCTGGATGGCAGTCTTCTTCAAAGAGAAAAATATCTTAGTTATTGCAACTAAACTTTCAGTTGCACAAAACTTTATCAAGAAGATTAAAGTAGGTGTTAGAAATATGCCTAAATGGCTGCTGTTACCTGAAGTTATTGGTGACAACAAGCAGGCGCTTGAATTTAGCAACGGTTCAAGTATTAAAGCAGTACCAACATCAGATGATGCCGGCCGCTCAGAAGCTCTTTCTCTTCTAATAATTGACGAAGCTGCATTCATTCGAAACTTCGATGAGATCTTTACAGGTCTATATCCCACACTTTCAACGGGTGGTCGTGCGATTATTCTATCGACTCCTAATGGTGTCGGAGGACAGTACCATGAGCTTTGGGTCAATGCTGTTTCAAAAAAGAATGAGTTCAATCCTGTTAAGCTTCCATGGGATGTGCATCCTGATCGTGACGATCTATGGTTTGAAAATGAATGCAAAAATCTCACCAAGAAACAAATCGCCCAGGAGCTTTTATGCGACTTTGCTGCATCAGGCGATACTGTCTTAAACATTAATGATATTGAGTGGCTTGGCGCAAATATCAAGCGACCTATTGAGAGATGGGGACCGGAGATGGATGCTTGGGTATGGAAATACTCGCTCGCATCACACCAATATATAATTTCTGCAGATGTCTCTCGTGGAGACGCAAATGACTGCAGCACATTCCACGTAATTGATACGGGAGAGTCTGAGGTTGTTTGTGAATTTAAAGGACGATCGCCCCCAGATCAATTTGCAGCAGTTCTTGCCGAAGCAGGAAAGCGTTACAATAACGCGATGATTTGCCCTGAGAATAACACTTTTGGTTACGCAGTAATCATGAAGCTCAGAGAGTTAGGCTATAAGAACCTCTATTTCCGCAACGAGAAAGACAAATACAACGCATTATACGGTGGAGAGGTTGAAATTTCAAAAATTGGATTTTCAACTCAGGCACAGTCTAGGAACCAGATTCTTACAAAACTTGAACAAGTAATTAGAAACAGAGAGATCAAGACATATTCATCTAGACTTTACGATGAGGCGAAGACGTTTATTTGGCATGGAAATAAGGCACAGGCACACAAAGGATTCAATGACGATCTAATAATGTCGCTAGCGATTGGTGTCTGGATTTATGAGACATCTCCTGTCAATAGCAAAACATCATATGACATAAACAAAGCAATGTTGCAAGGTTTTGCTGTCAATATTAGCCAAGATCTTCCAAGAAATTCTTTTGCTGGTTCCAGGAGCAATCCTTTCACGCCTGTTAATGTTGAAAATATAACAGGCAAGAGTGATAAAAAGTCGGAACTCAATGATTTTAAGTGGCTCCTTTGATGACTATTTAAAATTTGATCATACGGTATATTATAGATACAATAAGTGTCAAAGGTGGTGATGTCTCATGAAAAAAGAGAGAAGCTTATTTACACGTCTTACAAAGCTTTTTCGTTCTGGGCCAGTAATAAAACGAAAAATTAGAAATCCTGACAGTAAATCGAATTATGCATCTTCACTTGAGATTTTCAAGAGATCACACAGTGATGTCTACAGCAGCACACTTTCTGCATATGGATCCTATGATCGCATGTCAAGATACAGTGATTTCGCCGAGATGGAGGCGACACCTGAGATCTCTTCGGCTCTCGATATCTACGCAGAAGAATGCGCAGCTGCTGATGACAAGGGCAGAGTTTTACACATTTACTCAGACAATCGAAAGATCAAAGAGATTCTAGAGGCTCTTTTTCACGACACGCTAAACATTGAGTTTAACCTCTCGATGTGGGTTAGAAATC